CTCGAGCGCGAGCGTCGCCCGTCTCGGCGAGGCGCAATTCGATTTGCTCGCCGAGGCGACCTGGCGCGCCGTCTCCGTCGTCGATCCGTCGCTCAGCTACGAAGCGTTTCTCGACCTGCCGTTCTCGGTCGGCGAATTGATGCTGGCGTTTCCGGCGCTGGCCAAGGCGGCGGGCCTGCGCGCCGCGGACGTCGACCCGGAAAACCCTTCGCAAGCGACGCGGGAGGCGTCGCCTCAGTCGGGAAAGTCGATTTCGACCGTTTGATCGCGCAAGTCGTCGCCAACACCGGCTGGACCTGGGACCAGGCGCTCGACGGTCTGACCATGCCGCGCTTCCTCGCCCTCGCGGCGGAGTGGCGCGTCAACCCGCCGGCGCACTGGCTTCTCGCCGCGGCGCTGAAATATCGCCCCCCCGATCGCGACGCCAAAGCGCCGGCGCGTCAGCCGACCGTCGCGGAGCTGAAGGCCGCGTTCCCCCAAGGCAAGTTTTGACGTCACCCCGCTGCGAGGCGCGCTCATGACCGACGCCAATATCGCCGTCAGCTTCACCGCCTCGGTCGGCGACCTCGTCTCGGGCATCGCCGACGCCAAGGACGCGCTGGCGAGTCTCTCCGAGCCGTTCGCGCAACTGAACGGCCAATACGCCGCGCTCGGCGCCTCGATCGGCGAGGCGTTTTCTCCAACGCGGCTGCAGGCGTTCGACGCCGCGCTCAACGCCTCGGCGTCGCTGGAAAAGTCGCTCGCCACCGCCCACGCGCAAGCGACGCAGGCGATGCGCTCGGGCGACGACGCCGCCTATAATGACGCGATCCGCGCGGCGAAACTGGCGATCTCGGAAGAGGTCAAGGCGGTTGAAGACGGCCTCAAACAAAAGCTCGCGCTCTATGCGGACGAGGCGCGGCGGCGCCAGATCACCCAGATGCAGAAGGTCGCGCTGTCGCGCCAGGCGCTCGACGAAGAATATGGCGCGCAGATCTCGGCGCTGCAACGCGAAGCCGGGCTCGGCGATCAGTCGCTCGCGCAAAAGCAGCGCATCCTGGATCAAATGCTCGACGCCGAGCGGCGTCATCAGGATCAGGCGATCGCGCTGGTCCGCAATGCAGTCAACGAACAGGAGCGCGAATACCAGGCGTTCGGGAGCACCGTCACGCAGGCCTTCAATTCGCAATTGCACGGCCTGCTCTCGGGCACGGAGAGCTGGCGCACCGCGTTCAAGAACGTCCTCGAAGACCTGCTGATCAAATTCATCGAATGGGGCGAGGAGACCGTCGTTCGGCAGATCGCCACCGAGGCGGCCAAGACGATGGCGACCACCGCCGGCGTGACCGCGCGCACCGGCGCCGAACAAGCGGGCGCGGCGGCTTCGCTTGCGGCGCAATCGGCGACCATCGTTCGCTCGATCCTTTCCTCCTCGGCCGAAGCCTTCGCCGGCGTGTTCGGCTTTCTCGCGCCGATCATGGGGCCGTTCGCCGCCGGCCCAGCGACGGCGGCGCAAGCGACGGTCGCCGGCATGGCCGGCGCAGTGGCCTCGGCCGACATCGGCATGTGGCAGGTTCCACAGGACATGCTGACGCTGGTGCATCACAACGAACTCGTCATGCCGGCCGCGCAGGCCGGCGCGTTGCGCGAAATGCTGTCGGACGCCGCGCCGGCGAGCGGCGCGACGCGAGGCGGCGCCGTCCACATTCACCCCACCACCAATTTTCATGTCTCGGCGGTCGATTCCGGCTCCGTCGCGCAATGGATGAAGGCCAACAGCGCGACGATGATGAAGGCGATCGACGAAGCCGTGCGCCATGGCGCGCATCTCGGGCTGAGGCGGCTGGCGGGGACGTGAAGAGGCGGCGAATGGCGAGTGGCGAATAGCGAATGGACCCCACTCGCTACTCGCTATTCGCCACTCGCCATTCGCCGTTCACTCGAGGGCTCGCCCATGCCATCCTTTCTCGGCGTTCATCTCCTGCCCTCGACCGGCGAGTTCACCTACGACACCGTCGCGCACCAGGGCGCGACCTCGGGCGGCGCGTTCGCCGGGCTCAACACCTTCTACATGTCCGGGGGAACGAAGACCGACTATTCCTACGCGATCGACCAGTTGCAGGCCGCGCACCCGGAATGTGCTTGCGTTTCGGTGGTCTGCGCGTGGTTCGCCAATTCGCTCGACGCGGCGAGTTGCCAAATCTATCCCTCGACGAACTTCATCGGCGGATCGTTTCAGCAATCGAACGGCGGCGCCTATGTCGCCGACGACTGGCGCGTCTCTAGCCTGACGCAATCGTCGAGCGGCCTCATCCCAATCCCGACGCTGCCCGGCGGCGGGGCCGTCTACGGCGGCACGCCGTCCGATCAGAGCATCGTGCGCTGCATTCAGGATTTGAAGGCGCGCGGCTTCAAGGTCGTGTTCTATCCCTTCATTCTGATGACCGCGACGGGCTATCCCTGGCGCGGGCTCGTCACGCATTCGCCCGACGCAAGCGCCGCGGCGACGAGCGCGGTCGAGGCGTTCCTCGGCGCGGCGACGACGTCCGAGTTCACGCCGGACCCGGTCAACCTGACGGTCGCTTATTCCGGCTCGCCGACCGATTACACCTATCGGCGCATGATCCTGCATTACGCGTGGCTGTGCACGGTGGCCGGCGGCGTCGATCTCTTCCTGCTCGGCTCGGAGCTGCGCGGGCTGGAGACGATCCGCGGTCCCGCCTGGACGCCCGCGGGGACGAGCGACGGCGCCGGCCATGCCGTATGGGACTACCCATTCGTCGCCGGGCTGCAAGCGCTCACCGCCGACGTGCGCGCGATCTTCGATGGGCAAGGTCTGACGAAGAACCTTTCGACGCTTTCGAACCTGATCGCCTATTCCGCCGACTGGTCGGACTGGATGGGTTACCAGCACGCGGGCGCGAACGGCCAATGGCCGCATCTCGACGCGCTGTGGGCGTCGCCGAACATCGACCTCGTCGGCTTCGACAATTATCTGCCGCTGTCGGATTGGACGACCGGAATCGGCGGCCTCGACGCGCTCAATTGGCTGAACCCGGCGCCGATCGGCGCCTGGCCGCCGTCGTCCGCGACCATGAGCGGCCTCGCGCTTTCCGGCGCGCCGACGCTGTATTCGCTGCCCTATCTCAAGGCGAACATCGAGGGCGGCGAGAAGTTCAATTGGTACTATAACGACGGGAACAACGACGGCCGCGGCCTCGACCCGAACGGCTCCGACCTCGTCGTCTCGCTGCCCGAGGGCGATCGGCTCACGCAGACGCGCAGTTGCTATTGGCCAAACCAGCAATTGCTCGCCAACAAGCAGTTGCGCTGGTGGTGGAACAACCCGCATCAGGCGATCTACGACGCCGGCGACGGCTTGGGCTGGGCGCCGCACGGGCCGCCGACGCCATGGGTCGCGCAATCGAAGTCGATCTCATTCATCGAGTACGGCTTCCCCGCCTGCGACAAGGCGACCAATCAGCCGAATGTCTTCTTTGATCCGAAATCGAGCGGCAGCGCCACGCCCTATTGGTCGATCTGGCAGCCGGTCCCCGGCGGCGGCTGGCAGCCGCAGCGTGACGACACGATCGCGGCGCTCGCGCTGCAAGCGGTCTACGAATATTGGAACGTCGACGGCAACAACGCGACAACGTCCGGCGGTCTGCCGATGGTGCAGTTCGCGTTCTCCTGCGTATGGAACTGGGACGCGCGACCGTTCCCTGTGTTCCCGCTGCTCGCGAGCCAATGGGGCGACGCCGGCGACTGGCGGACTGGCGATTGGCTCGGCGGCCGCGGGCCGGCGCTGCCGCCGCCGGCGCCCTCGCCGGCGCCGGCGCCCGGCGCTTACGCGAGCTTCCCAACGCTGGCGACGCTCGGCTGGTCGACGCACGTCAGGCCGAAGTTCGGCGCCGATATTGCCAACCACGTCTCTGGCCGCGAGACGCGGCGCTCGCGTTACGCGGCGGCCTGTTACGACGTCGAGCTGACTTGCGACGTGTTGCGCTCGGACGCCGCATATCTCGAGATGCAGGCGATCGCCGGCTTCTTCGAGCAAGCGAGCGGCGCCGCGACGCCGTTCTGGCTCGCGCCGCCGGGGCTTTCCAGCGTCACGGGACAGATCCTCGGCGTCGGCGACGGGTCGACGACGGTCTTTGCGCTCGCGCGCTCGTTCGGGACTTACACCGAGCCGGTGGCGGGAACGTCGGGCGTCGCGGCCGTCTACGAGAATGGCGTCGCGATTTTGAGTTCGCTCTATTCCGTGACCTCAGGCTACGCGCCGCAAATCGTCTTCGCCGCCGCCCCCGCCGCCGGCGTCGTCGTCGCCGCCGACTTCGGCGTCTTGTGGCTTTGCCGCTTCGCCGACGACGCGCTCGATTTCGAGGAGTTCATGGCGACGCTGTTCGCGCTTGGGGTGGTGAAGCTGACGACGGCGAGGCCGTGAGAAGAGAAGGGGCGAATGGCGAGTGGCGAGTGGCGAAGAGAATCCATTCGCTACTCGCCATTCGCCGGTCGCCGCCCCGTAGGAGCGCCCCATGACGACCCCGCCATCCTTCCCCGCCCTGCCCGGCCAGGGCTGGAGCGTTCACAAGAAGCCGACATTCTCGACCATCGTCGCGCTTCATGCCTCGGGCCGCGAGGTGCGCGACGCGCTCTTTCAGAACCCGATCTGGCAGTTCGAGCTGACCTACGACGCGCTGGCCTCGGACTCGGCCTCCTATCCCGGCCTCGGCGCACAGTCGCTGCAAAGCCTGATGGGGCTGTTCCTGCAGTGCCAGGGCCAGTTCGGAACATTCCTCTACGCCGACCCCACCGACAGCGCCGTCGCCGCGCAAAATTTCGCGACCGGCGACGGTTCGACCATGACCTTCACGTTCGCGCGCGCGCTCGGCGGCTTCCTCGAGCCGGTCGGCTGGGTGACGAACGTCTCCCAGGTCACCATCGGCGGCGTCGCGCAGAGCTCGGGCTGGTCGCTCGTCACGCCGAACAGCCTCGTCTTCACGACCGCGCCGGCGAGCGGCGCGCTGATCGGCGCCTCGTTCGCCTACGCCTTCCAGTGCCGCTTCGACGACGACGCGGCGGATTTCGAGCAGTTCATGGAGAACCTGTGGACGCTGCAAAGCCTGAAGTTTCGGTCGGTGCGAACGAGTTAGGGCGGCTTCGCCGCCCTGCGAGTGGCGAATGGCGAGTGGCGAATGGGGAAGAGCCGGCACGGATGTTTTCCATTCGCCATTCGCCACTCACCATTCGCGCGAGCAACGCGAGCCCACAGCCATGAAATCCGCCTCCCCCGCCCTTATCGCCTTTCTCAACGCCGCGCGCGCCAACCCGGACGCGCCGATCGCGTTCGCCGATTGCTTCACCTTCACGCTCGCGACGGGAACGATCCTCGCCTACACCAACGTCGATCAGCCGGTCGTCTACAACGGCTTGACGTTTCGCGCCGACGGCCCGCTGGTGCAGGGGCTCAAGTACAAGGCCTCGGTCGGGCTCGAGGTCGACAAGCAGCAGATCACGATCGCCGCGCGGCCGACCGACCTCGTCAACGGCTCGCCGTTTCTCAACGCCTTGCGCGACGGCGCCTTCGACGGCGCGACGGTGCAGCGCGACCGCGTGTTCATGAGCGCGCTGGGTCAGGCGCCGGTCGGCGGCGTGACGCTGTTCCACGGCCGGGTGTCGACGATCGACAATGTCGGGCGCACCAGCGCGACGATCACGGTGGCGTCCGACCTCGTCGTGCTCGACTACGACATGCCGCGCAACCTCTATTCGCCGACCTGCCTGCACACGCTCTACGACTCGGGCTGCGGCGTCGCGCGCGGCACTTACGCGTCGAGCGGAACGGTCGGCGCCGGCTCGACGGCGTCGCTGATCAATTTCTCCGGCGCGCTGGCGAGCCACGCGCAGGGCTCGATCGTCTTCACCTCCGGCGTCAACGCCAATCTGCGCGCGACGGTGAAGAGCGTCGCCGCCGGCGCCTCGCTCAGCCTGATGTATCCCCTGCCCTCGCCGCCCGCGACCGGCGACGCGTTCACCGTCTACGCCGGCTGCGACCACACGCAGGCGACCTGTTTGTCGCGCTTTTCCAACCTCGCCAATTTCCGCGGCTTCCCCTTCGTCCCGCCGCCGCAGATCGCTTACTGAGCGGCGCTCGGTTTCTCCCGTGGGCGGGGAAAGGCGGAATGCGTATCGCTCAGGCTCGAAGAAGGAATGCGTGAGCTACCGCGCCGCGGTCGCCTTCACCCTTCAAGACAATCGGCGAGCGGCGGCAGGCGGGCCTGGGCTCGGCGCGCATCGATGATGCGACGAACCGCCGCGCGAAATTGCGCCGTGTCATCGAGGAGCGCAAGCAGCGCCGCAGCTTCGGAATGCAGCTTTGCCTCCCACTCGTACTCGGCCGAATAACTGAGCATTTCATGAAATCGCTTGCGCGACAGCTCAGATTCGCGGTTGAGCCCCGCTGCGACGGCGGCGCTGAACATGTGGACCAACTGCCGATTCGGCTCCGCGTCGAGAAATCCGGAGATCATGGCGATCGAAGCGAATTTTGCTCTCAGGGCCAACACTGCTTCGGCCGCTTGAGCCGCCATCCTTTCGATCAAGGGCGGAACTGTTCGGAGTTTTCGAAGGATATGAAGCCGGCGCCCGCCACGCGATAGCCGACATCAAACGCCAGTCCGGGCCTCTCGTACCACAGCCAGCTTGCGCCGACATTCAGATAGGAGCCCTTGGAGAAACCGCTGGGCTGGAACTCGATCATGATCGCCCAATAGCGCTGATCGGAAAGCCAGACGCGCGATTGCCCGCGGCGCACGCATCCGATCGGCGCCAAGGCGGCTTTCGCCGCCGCGGCGATCAAACGGCCATGTTCGTTCTGCGTCGCCACAGGTGTTGGGCCCGGTCCCGATCAGCGGTCGTCGGCGGACGTGATAGCGCCTTCGCGGGGACGCCTCAACTCGACGTCCTTCCGCCGAGACACTGCAACCTCGCCGCCTTCCGCGGCTTCCCCTTCGTCCCGCCGCCGCAGATCGCCTACTGAGCGGTCCGCAGTCTTCCTCGCGGGGCGCGAAAGAGCGGTCGACGCGCGCAGATGCAATGAGCGACGCCAACGCCTTGCCCTCGACGACGCCTATCGGCGCGCGCGGCGCCTTCGCGGTCGGTCCATCCAAGAATGTGAGATGTGCAATGCTTTTCGAGCAATTACGCAAGCAATCTCTGGGACGATGCCCACAAAAACGTTATCGCGATTTATGACTTGAAGACCGGTGGGGCAAGGCTTTGCAACGCGAGGGCGGACCAACTGAGGAACGGGGTCACTCTAAAAGAAGGCGCCGACAAGCCTGTCGTCTTCGAGCTTCGGATCAAGCGCAATTAGATTAAGACGCTGGGCGGCTTTCGCCCTCCCTCACGGTCGAATCCAACCCTTCAAGACAATCGGCGATCGGCGGAAAGCCGGCCTGGGCCCGGCGCGCGTCGATGATGCGACGAACCCCGGCGCGAAATTGCGCCGGGTCATTGAGGAGCGCAAGCAGCGCCGCGGCTTCGGCGTGCCGCTTTACCCGCCAATCTTGGTCGGCGGGATAACTGAGGATTTCATGAAATCGCTTGCGCGACAGCTCAAATTCATGGTTGAGCCCCGCGGCGACGGCGGCGCTGAACATATGGTTCAACGTCCCGTTTGGCTCTGCGTTAAGAAATCCGGAGATCATGGCGATCGAAGCGAATTTTGCTCTCAGGGCCAACACTGCTTCGGCCGCCTGAGCCGCCATCCTTTCGATCAAGGGGCGGAACTGTTCGGAGTTTTCGAAGGATATGAAGCCGGCGCCCGCCACGCGATAGCCGACATTGAACGCCAGTCCGGGCCTCTCGTACCACAACCAACTCGCGCCGACGTTGAGATATGAGCCCTTGGAGAAGCCGCTGGGCTGGAACTCGATCATGATCGCCCAATAGCGCTGATCGGAAATCCATACGCGCGATTGCCCGCGGCGCACGCATCCGATCGGCGCCAAGGCGGCTTTCGCCGCCACGGCGATCAAATGGCCATGTTCGTTCTGCGTCGCCACAGATGTTCGGCCCGGTCCCGATCGGCGTTCGTCGGCTGACTTGATAGCGCCTTCGCGGGGACGCCTCAACTCGACAGCCTTCCGCCGAGACACTGCAACCTCGCCGCCTTCCGCGGCTTGCCTTTCGCGCCGCCGCCGCAGAACGCTTACTAGGCGAGTGGCGAATAGCGAATGGAAAATTGGGGGAGACCGCTTTGACCGCTGCTGCTGCGCCTTTCCATTCGCCATTCGCCATTCGCCATTCGCCTGACGCGACCCGCGCCGCCATCGTCTCCGCGGCGCGCGAATGGATCGGCACGCCTTATCATCACATGGCCGACGTCAAGGGCGTCGGTTGCGATTGCGCAATGCTGCTGGTGCGGGTGTTCTGCGATCTCGAACTCGTCGAGCCGTTCGATCCGCGCCCCTATGTCAAAGACTGGCATCTGCATCGCGGCGAGGAGCGCTATCTGGGCTTCCTGCTGGCGCGCGCGCGCGAGGTCGCCTCGCCGCTGCCCGGCGACGTGATCCTCTTCAGGTACGGCCGCTGTTTTTCCCACGGCGGCATCGTGACGCGAGCGAACCCGCTGACGATCGTTCACGCGTTTCATCCCGCGCGCGTCGTGCTCGAGGAAGAGATCGCGCGCAACGTCGAAGTCGCCGCGCGGCTGCGGGAGGCGAAGTTCGCGAGCCACTTTGCCGCGAATGGCCAATAGCGAGTAGCGAATGGGGAAGGCGCGCCAGCGGACCGTTCTTCTGATCGCCACTCGCCACTCGCCATTCGCGGCTCCGAAGGAGCCCCCATGAGCTGGTTTCGCCAAGGATCGAAGTCCACCAAGCCCGACTACACCGGGCTGCAGCTGCAGACCTCCGTCAGCACCTTGCCGATCCCGATCATCTGGGGCCGGACCAAGGTTGCGGCGAACGTGATCTGGTACGCCAATTTCCAGACCCACGGCAGCAGCGGCGGCGGCGGCAAAGGCGGCTTCTTCAAGTCGCCGACGAGCGGCTACGCCTATTCGGCCGACCTGATCATGGCGCTGTGCGAGGGGCCGGTCTCCAGCATCGGCGTCATCTGGCGCGACCAGTCCACCTATACGCTGGCCCAACTCGGCCTGACCTTCTTCAACGGCGCGACGCCGCAGACGACGTGGGGCTATCTTTCGGCGCACTACACCATCGAGGCGCTCGCTTATCAGGGCACGTCGTACGTCTGCGCGGCGAGCTACTCGCTCGGCGACAACGCCAACATCGGCAATCACAATTTCGAGATCGTCGGCATCCTCGCAGGAACGGGCGTCAACGGCGTCGACGCCGATCCGGCGCAGGTCATCGGCGATTTCCTGACCAACCCGCAATATGGCGCTGGCTTCTCGGCCGCCAGCATCGATGCGACGACGCTGTTCGGCTCGGGCGGCGACGCAAGCCTGCAAACCTACTGCAAGGCGCTCGGCATCGCCTTCAGCCCGGCGCTGGTCAACCAGGAACAGGGATCGAGCATCCTGACGCGCTGGCTGCAGCTCCTCAACTGCGCCGCGGTGTGGAGCGGCGGGATGCTCAAGTTCATTCCCTACGGCGACGCGGCGATCGCCGCCGGCGACACTGTGAAGACGGTGCAGACCGCCGTGCCGACTCCGGCGCAAGAGGGTTCGGGCGCAACGCCGCCGCCGTCGGTCTTGGTCTGCGGCAGCGCCGAATTCGTCGCCGACGGCGGCGTGAAATACGCCTTCACCGGCGCCGCCCTGACCTATATCGGCGCTGCAACGCCTTCGGCGGCGGGAACTTACGGCGTCTCGCCGGGCGGAACCTACCTCTTCGCGCCGAGTGACGAGAGTCGGGTGGCGTCGATCGCCTTCACCTACGCCGACCCGACGAGCTACGTCCCCGACCTCACGCCGATCTACAAGCTGACGGATCTCGATTTCGTCGACGAAAAGGGCGCCAAAGACCCGGTCCAAGCCGCGCGCGTCGATCCGTTCTCACTGCCGACAATTCAACGCGTCGAGTGCCTGTCGCGCGCCAACCAATACGGCGCCGTGCCGGTCGAGGCGCGCGACCAGGGTCAAATCGAACTCTACGGCCCGCGCGTCGGCTCGACGATCCAAGGCCACGAAATCTGCGACGAGATCGTCATCGGGCCGATCGTCGCCCAGACCATTTTGCAACGTCAGCTTTATGTGCGCGCGCACTTCACGTTCAAGCTCAGCTGGGAATACGGCCTGCTCGATCCGATGGACGTGGTGACGATTACCGACGCCAATCTCGGGCTCGCCGACTATCCTGTGCGCATCACCGCGATCGAAGAGGACGACAAAGGGCTGCTGACGATCACCGCGGAAGAGCTGACAATCGGCGTCTCGACGCCGGTCCTCTATCCGAATTCGGGCTCGTCAGGATTTCTGCCCAATCAAGGCGTACCCGCCTCGTCCGTCAACACGCCGCTGATTTATGAGCCGCCGACGGCGCTCAGCGGCGGAACGCCGCAGATTTGGGTCGGCGCGTCGGGCGGTTCGGGCGGCGTCGCCGATCCGAATTGGGGCGGCGCCTATGTCTGGGTCTCTCTCGACAACGTCACCTACTCGCAAGTCGCCGTCATCACGCAACCGCTTCGCCAGGGCCTTCTCACCGCCGCGTTGCCGGCGGCGAGCGGCTGGGATGCGATCGACACGTTGAGCGTCGCTCTCGCGGAAAGCGCCGGCGTCCTCTCGGGAACTTCGCTCGGATCGGCGCAACAGGGCGTCACGCGCGCGCTCGTCGACAACGAAATGCTCGCTTACGAGAGCGCAACGCTGACGGGCGCGAACGCCTATAATTTGACGGGATTGCAACGGGGTCTCGATGGAACGCCCCCCGCCGCGCACGCCTTGGGCGCGCCGTTCGCGCGGCTCGACGCGGCCATCGTCACCTTTGAGTTGCCCGAATCCTACGTCGGCGCGCCGCTCTACTTCAAGTTCCAGAGCTACAACGTGTTCGGCGCCGGCGTGGAAAGTCTCGCCGCTTGCACGGCCTATCCCTACACGCCCAAGGGTTCGGGCGCCTTCGGGCCGGTCGCGCAGGCGCTCGCCATCGGCGCGCCCCTCGACTACCTCCTCGCCAGCCAGACCGTCTCCGAGTCTGACGACCTCGGTTTCGCCAGCGATCCTTACGCGACCCTCGTCGACCTCGGCACGACTTCGTCGTGAGGCGCCGGCTCCGCCGGCGCGGGGATGGCGGATAGCGAATTGAAAAATGCGACC